CAGCAAGAAGAGCATCAACATCTTCTTCAATGTTAATAGATTCTTCTACTTTCTTTTTCTTTTTCTTTTTATCTTCTTCTTCGTCATCATCTTCATCTTCAGATTCGTCACCTTCCGATTCTTTATCTTCAGATTCTTCATCTTCAGATTCTTCATCTTCAGATTCTTCATCTTTTTTGTGTGATGATTCTATGAGTTCTTCGTCTTCTTCGAGTGCTTCAATTGCTTCTTTCATTTTCTGCATTGCTTCTGCAGATTTAGCTCCTTTAGTCACAACATTCTTTACGGACTTAAGTGTTCCGGTAGGAGTGATGAGTTTTGCAGAATCATCATCGGAACGATAATTCTCTGGTGTTGGTCCACCGAGGTCTTCCCAATTACCAGTTTGACCAGGAGCAATGCCCGTAGTCAACTTTTGCATTGGTTCTGCTGCCTTTGCATTTGCATTTACGGCAGTGCGAGATTGGGTTGTGCCTGTTTCCATTTCTTGTAAGTTTTTACCACGGGACATTTGAACTCTCCGATTTACCTATGTTAAATCTATATTTATTTATAATTTAAAGATTTGATAGAAATTCTTGAAATAAATTCACTTTGTGTTCATCAAGAATTTTTTGATCTACAAGAGTATTAATTCTCTTGTATGTTTTTTTTGCTGCCTGTTCTTTTAGAATTCCACCATCCCAACACCATTCCTTGCCTTCCATAATGCCCTGAACAAATGCATCAGGTGCAGATGGGTCCGCAACAAGATCAGCAGCAGTTGCAAGCATAAAGTCTTCACCAACAACTTTATGTCCTTCATTTGTTTGAAGCAATGAACCAACACCACGAGAAGAAACTCCAAGAGTTACACCTTCACCAATTAGTGATTGTGCAATTTTGCCCATTGGTGTAGATAAAAGTTGTGCTCTTCCTTTAAAATTATTTCCTTCACGAACAAGTGAAGTGATCATATGAGAAACACGATCCAAATTTACAGTTGGTCCATCAGGATGCCCAAGTTCACCAAGAGCACGACCTTTTTGAACAAATGTTTCATTATATCTGTTCACTTCACGTTCTAAAATATGGATTGGGTATTCTCTATTGTTACGATTTTTAACACCACCTTGAAGAAATGTTCCTTCAATAAACATTTTTTTGGAAGCACCCCTTCCTTCAGTGATGAAATTGACTTTTTGTACTTCTTCTGTGATGAGTTTCATTTTAGGTTACTGATGCGGTTTGGACTTCTGCAATACTTACAGTTGTTGCTGCGGGAGAAAAAACAGAAACTTTTACACTTCTAGATATAATTGCATTTGTAACTGCAATTCCAGTTACAGTGGAACTATTCCAACCTAGTGTAATTGATGATACATTTAACGCAGTAACTTGTGTATGTGATGTATTTACTCCAGCGGGAGAACCACCAGAGATTGTTACATAATCACCCATTATAAATGGATTTCCGTTATTTTCACCAAATTCGACAACTGTTGTTGCTCCTGTAGTAATTCCTGAAATTCTTTGTCTTGCAACTCTTTGTTTCAAAACATCAGCACTATTTGGAACAATCATAAAATCATTTGCAGTTGCTACTGGATTTTCAGAAATCTGAATATAAGCAGCAGTTGATGCACAAGAAACACGAAGATATCCAGATTGAAGAGCAATTGCATTAGATGTTGTTGCAGTTCCAGCAGCAGCATTTACTGCATTAACTGTTTGTACAATTCTAAAAGACATTAGACTTCTTCCTCATCATCTTCGTATTCGTCATCAGATTCTTCATATGTCTCCGAATCCTCTTCACCAAAAAGACTAGAAGCAACATAAGGTTTTGCGTCTTCTACTCTTCCGGCACTTTTTGCAAACAGAATATCTTTAATTCTGTCTGCAATTTGTGAAGGGGAATCATCAGTAACAATCATATCTACTAAATCTTCCATATTTTTATAATGTATAATAACTAAGAACTATTTATATCTCTCCACCTTTCGGCATTTCAATTTCTGCTGCTTTTCTTTGTTTTTCTAAATCTGGTTCCATTATTGGTTGCCCCAAATTCATTTCGTTGGGAGAAGATTGCATCGGCATTCCAGTAGTTGGGTCAATTGGTTGATTTGGATCTGGAATAATTCCTTCTTTAATTTCTTTTTGAATTTGAGCATCAATTTCTTTCATTTGTCCATCAGATTGCTTTAATACTTTTGATCTGATGTATTGTGCTGAAAAGTATTTACCAATATAAGGTTCCATTGCAGCAACAACCCCAAGTTGATCATTGCGAAGTTCATTTTCTTTTAGATCCGAAAAATGATTATCATAAACATAATCATATTGAATATGCTCTCTCAAAACTTCCCAATCTTGTAGTGTAACTATATTTTTCAAAATCAATTGTGTTTTTAGCATATCATTAAAGACTTCTGAAAATCTTTTTCTAAGTCTTCCTACAAATCTAGTAAATTTAAGTTCATCTCTTAAAATTTCAGATGAACGGCCAAGATTGAAACCACCACCACCAACATCGATTCGACTTGAAGGTACATTTAATGATTTGTAAAGTTTCTTTTGAAAATATTCAATATCAGCAAGTTCTCCAAGATTTTGTCCACCTGGAAGTGTAGTAATTTCAGTTCCTCTTCCACCCTCTCTTCGTGGTAACCAGAAATCTTCCAACATAGCCATATATTTGCGATCATCTTTAATTTCTCCTGTATCTGCATTATAAACTAACTTATTTCGATAACGATTCATCACATCACGAAGATATTGTTCTGCTTTAATTTTTGGAAGATTGCCGACATCAATATAAAATATTCTTCTTTCTGGTGCTCTAGAAAGTCTATAAATCACAAGGCTATCTTCAATCATTCTCAATTGATTGAGTGCTTTAATTGATTTATGAAGATAAGATAAAATAGTTTGCTTATTTCGATCTACAAGACCTGATGTTACATAGGTAATAGCATCTTTTGCAATTTTTACACTTTTTGCATCATTGCGAAAAGAGATTGATCCACTTGATCCAATAGAAGAATTTGGATCATAGAGATAATATTCTTCTATTTTTGGTGCTTGATGAATATCTATTGGTTCGTTGTTTCTACTTAATGATGCTGAAAAATTTGCATTTTGTCCAGTTTGTTCTGCCTTACGAATAAAACGAATTTTAATTGGATCAATATATCTAATTTCTTGAATTCCAGCAGAAGGATTTTTTAAGTCAATTACTTTATGATAAAAAATCTTTCCATCTACGTACCAATTTCTAAAAATTTCGTGTGCTTTTCTATCAAAATCCATAATTTCTTTAATGGATCTAAATTCATCACGAATAATTTGTTTTAATTTATCTGATGCTGGAAGATTTGAAAGTTCGATTTCTACTGGTGAATCATTCAAATCTGATACAATAGCTTCATTTACGACATCTTCAATCGCACTATCACATTCTGGGTGTAAAGCCATTTCACGATATCTTTTTACAAGATCTTGTTCATTCTTATAAACACCTTCAATATCTACATATTGCCCATAAAAACCACTTTGAATGTAATAATCAGATTTATCTTCTTCATTAGGAGGAACTGGAGAAACAAGTTTTTTTGACTTATCTACTCCAGTATCTTGTATTTTGAACCCAAACAACTTAGACATCAATAAAATAAAATAGTTTCTACTATTTATGGTGTTGTTTGTTTCGATGTGCCAAGTTGAGAAGCGCCAGTATTATCAAGAGCATCCCACCATTGAACTTGCAAATCTACTGTAAATTCTTCAATTGTATCTGAAGAATCATAAGAAACATCAATTGCACTTACAGCAGTTGGAAATACCCCATAAAATTTATACTGTTTTAGTATAGGTATTTGAGTATCAGTTGTTGGAGTTGAACCGGTAAGGTTTGCTCTTCCAAGTTGATATATAATTGCATCTTGTTGATAAGTATTCGGATCAATTTTTCCAGCAGCATCTTCGTTTTTATTCATATAATTGATCCATCTTTCGAAAGCATTTCGAATGTGGAAATCGTTATCATTAATTACAGTAATCGTCCAAGGATCAAATGTGCGATCACCAGCAATTTTAAGATTTCTTCCTCTAAATGGAATATCAATAATACCCAAAGTAGATGCAGGAAGATTTGCTGCTTTAATTAAAAATCTAGTTTTATCTGAAAGATCGCTTTGAGTTCCAGTATGAGTCGCACTATAAACCTCAGAAGGAAAAGTAATTTCGCATTCAAATAAATTAGATCTTACTCCTCCCCCAGACATTCTACTTTTGAACTCATTTAAAGTTCTAGTATTTGGGTTTTGGGATCCACCAGTAAAAGCATTGGATTTGTTAGCCATTTTTTGTTACCTCTTTGTGTTAAACTGTGCCTACGACTTCTTCAAAACTCACACCTGTGCGAGTAGCAACAAATGTAAGACCAATGAAGTTGATAGATCTTGCTGGTTTTACGAAAATATCAGCTCTAAATTGATTTGCATCAATTATGTCTGGAGTATTATTTGTCTCATCACAGATAACTAAGAAGTCACTCATTCCTCTTTTTGCTTTTACATCACGAAGATAAGGTTCGACAATATTGATAAAATTGGATCTAGTAATTACATCATTAAACTCAAATAGTTGTGCTCTTGCTGCTCTTTCGATTGTTTCTTCGAGCGTAAGGAATAAACGACGAACATTAATTCTATCAAATGCAGAAGCATAAGATAAAGCAGTTTTGTCACCAAAAAGAATAATTCCAGAACCAGGTGAATAGATAATTGGATTAATTCTTTTTGGATATAGAAGGTCTCTTTGACTTTGTGATGGATTGTATGCAAGTTTCACAGCATTACTAATTGCTCCTCTTGAAGAACCAGCAGGAGAGAACCACGGGAATTGGTTGATTGATGTTCTAGCCATCAATCCAGCAACATCTGCATTACAAGGTATGTATCTAAATGTATTATTGAAGCGATCAAATGTGTACTTATATCCAGTATCAAAAACTGCATAGGAACTTGATGTTATGGGATCAAAGAAATTAATAATATTTGTAGTTTGTGTATCGGTGCTTGTAATGTTCAATACTCCAGATTTGTATGGAGAAATAACAGCTATACAATCTTTTCTTTCTTCGGCAATTGAAATTAAAGTATTTGCTTTTGACTGTGCTTCAAAAATTGAAGAACCACTAGATGGACCATTAATCAGAAAATTGATTGAATACTCAGCAGGATTTCTAAAAATTTCATAAGATGAAATAATATCTCCAAATGTCGGTGCCATTCCCCCAGTTGAACTATAATCAACACCACCAGTTAAATTGTAAGTTACATTTCCAATCCCTGCAAATGAAGTGCTTTGGGCATTAGCACCCCAGTTTCCTATACCTGTATTGGTATATCCAGTATATGTTGTAAAATCAGTAGCAGAGCCAGTAGGAGCAAATCCGGCATAAATGTAATTTGATACATCTGCAATTAAATCTTTATAATATACAACTTCTGATGGAGATATTTTACCATCTAATGCCTTAGAAAGGTGTGTATATTTTTCAAGAATATTTCCTGCAATCCCGGTCACGCTACCAGTATCATCGACAACTAATACGTGAATTTCATCATTTTTTGAATTTCTTTCTGATGCATATTGGGAAGTAGATGGTTTTTCGGCAATTGATTTCCAATATATTGTAGAATTAGTTAATCCTAATGTTTGCAAATTATACCAATCAGAAACAGTAATCGCAGCAGAACCACTAGTAGCAAAATCAAATGCAGTTCCTGCTGGAACTAATGAAACAAATTGAACGTTTGTTCCCACTCCTGCCGAAGCAGAATTTATTAAAATTGTATTTTGTGTGCCACCATTAATAGTTGTAGTTCCAAGACCAACAATTGTAGAAGTGTTTACTATTCCTGCAGTAATTGTTCTAATTTGGTATCCAGCAGATACTCCAGAAGTTGGAAGATTTTGAGTAAGAGATATAGGTCTAATAACAGTAGAACCAGATCCTACTGAACCAAAAAATCTATTTGCTTCAACCGATGTAGTAACTCCCGAAGTAGTTTTGAAAAAATAAGAACCAGATTGAGAAGGAAAAGAATTAATACTATTTTGTGAATATGATACGTTAGTTGATAAACCAGATGAATTATCGTATCTATCAGTAACCTTTACATCAATGTTTTGGTCACCAATTTTTGTAACAATTCCTCTTAAATATCCAGTAAAATTTGAAGCAGATCCAACTCCAGCAAGAGAAGTATTAACCCCAACGGTTACACCAAAACCAACCGATAACCCAAAAGTACCAATTGCAACTCTTTGATCTGCGGCAGAGTCAATTACACATACTTTTAAATTATTTGCCCAAGAACCTGGATTTTTTGCTCCATAATACCAAGTTGACCCGGTAGAATAATTATTTGTATAATCTTCATAAGATTTAATTTTAAGAGTAACGGAATCAGCTGAAACGCCAGCATTTGAATTGTTCAAATTTGATCCATCAGTTCTAACTACTCTTAGAATACCACCATATGAAAGATAAGATGAAGCACTCATCCAATATTCGTATTGCGAATCGGTAGATAATGGTTTTCCGAAATATTTCAACAAATCCTGTTCTGTTTCAATTAAAATTGGATAATCTACTGGACCTTGAGAAAAAGGACCAACAATTGCACCAGTTTGATCATTTACGCCATCAATTCTTCCAATAGTTAAATCGACTTCCCTTACCCTTACGCCCGGAGATACTAAATTTACCGCCATGTCTTTCCCTCTGAAGAAATTTCATTTTGTCTAAAAGTATTTATAAATTACCAATTTTATCTGTACTCCCACATATATGAGACATCACCATATTCATCGGTGTGCCATCTGTCCCCATCATTATCTACAAAAGAAGTTTCTTCATTTAGGCCATCAGTAATAAATCCAAATGGAGACATATCTTGTTCTATTTGTTCTTTTTGATCTTCGTATATTCTTTTTCGAACATCATTCTCTGTCATTTCTTTAAAATAATCTTGAACAACCAACCAAGAAAAAATTACTAAACACATTACCAAATCATCATTGCATCCTTCTTCTGCTTCAAATGATTGATTTTTTTGAATAAAAGTAGTAAGTTCACTAATAATTTCGTAGTCATTAAAAATA